GTTAAATCTGCAGGGGGTGCTAAGAATCTCGCGAAGAGGAGATCTCATGGTCGGAAAGGTACACCCGTAAGTACCGAACAGCTACGCTGCTCTCAGCTTACAGGGTTTTCGAATGTGATTGCCTTTTGGTTTTCACAACTTCGAATACGCTGTAGAAAAGCAGTCCTTATAGAACGATTTGAGTCGTTGTTTAAGGAAATTCCACTTTCCCAGCTACCAAAGATTTTCAAGTTGTCCTTGGCTACTTTCTTTGCAAAAGAAACTAACCAAGAATTACCTGAAGATTTTGAGCGAGCTCTTTGCCTATTTTCTCCTCTTGAGATCAAACTCATGAAGAGAAGATGGGTTAAGAGACCGAGGCGGAAAGTCAAAGAGTTGTGGAATCTTCTACAACACAAGTGTCTTTCTGCACCGGTCCCCAAAGAGATGATCAAGCAAGCTTACGAAAAACATGGAAATCTTCTCTCAACTATTGGGAAGACTCCATTGAGTCAATTATCGACTCTTCGTAGGATTGCTCGTCAATGGGCGAAAGAGGTGAGGAATTCTTACACCGGAAGAATCCCCTTGGCCCCGTCTAAAGCTTATTTCGGCTCTAGAAGGGATCAAGGAGGTTGTTTCGCTGCATTAAAGCCTCATCTATCTCGTCCACTCGCTCGAGGAAACCCACGGTTGGAAGTTCACGGCACACGCATAGATCCTCCTATGATATATCTCTATGGTAAACCTGGTGTGGGTAAGTCTTACCTTACCACCTTGATTGCTAGAGAGTTGTCTCATAGGTTTGGAGAAAACAACTCTGTGTATCATTGTAACTATGCAATGGAACACAGAGATGGTTACTCCAAGGATCTAGTGTTTGCAATTGACGATGCTTTTCAGGTTAGAGATCTTACTTCTAATCCTGATTCCCTTATTGATCAACTTATCCTTATGAAGTCTAACACTCAGTTTAGACTTCCTATGGCTAACTTGAATGATAAGGGAACACGCTTTTGTTCTGAATTTGTTATGATGTCAAGTAATCACTCGCCGAAGCAAGTATGCATGACATCACAGCACATTCACGATAAAGGTGCGTTAGCTCGTCGATTGCAACGTCCGTGGCAGATAATTGAGAGAAAGAGAGACGGTACAGTGCGCTTATCTAGAGAAGAGTTTGAGTACTCAAGTAACAATCTTGGTCACATGAGAACTCTATTCTACTCTGAGGTAACCGTTTCCCGTGCTGTTGATCTTATAGTTTCTTCGGCTATTGAGGAATGGAGGGAGAATTTCAATATTTGTTTGAGATCGTTAGGTCTCAAAGAAGGATTGAAATTCAATCTCTTGCCTTATAATAACGAAGAACCTTCTCTCAGTTATCAACTTCCTATGGAACTCCCTTCTGAGAATGTCGTTGAGGCCCATGCTATTCCTGAACCTTTAAAAGTTCGGATGATAACAAAGGCCCAACCCGTCACCTGGGGTCTGAAACCTCTTCAACTAGCCATGGTTCAGGCTTTAACAAATTATTCTTGTTTCTTTCCTAAATGGAAAGGAACTTTAGAAGATTTTGTCAACCTGAACTTGGCTGGTCAAAAGGGTTTCATTCTCTCAGGAGATTATGACGGGGCAACAGATAACCTTCACAGTGATGTGATGATTACTGTTGTTGATGAGCTCAAAAAGGAGTTCCGAGATCACCCCGATCTGTGTAAATTAATTGACTTTGAGTCTGGAAAACATAAAGTCACTTATCCCAAATGGACAGGTGTACCGGATGTGATTCAGACTAATGGTCAATTAATGGGATCTTTACTCTCATTTCCTATCTTATGTATAGCCAATGCTGCAACTCTCTGTCACTTGAGAAATCAAGATCTAGATGAGTTAAAAGCAGCGATAAATGGTGATGATATTCTTTTCATCGACAGTAAGCGTAAAATCTTACGTTGGAAAAGAATAGCATCATCATTCGGTCTTATACCTAGTATAGGAAAGAACTATTGTTCTCCGTCCTTTGGAACATTCAACTCTCAATTACTGTTTCGACAAACATCGGGTGGGAACCTGAAATTTGTCGAGACTGGTAAATCAAAGTTGATTGTTCGAAAAGACGAAGTCAAAGTTGAGTCGGCTCTTAAGGCCGGATTTACTAAAGCTCAGATTGTAGCCTTTGGTAAGTCCGCTCTTAAGAAGCGACCCGAGAGTATTGACATTCCTTCACAGTGGGGGGGTTCCGGTGTTGAATTTGATAAAGCCGACTCTCGAATGGATAGAGAAATCTATCTTTTCAAGTTAAGTCGACTTCTTCAAAGGAAACGCCCCATCCCCATGAAAGATGGAAAGTATCTCATTTGTATCCCTGATTATCTTGCAAAGATCTTTCGATCGATGCATCATCAATCTAGGGATATTAGTGATTTACGGTGTTATAGTCAATCTCAAGAAGAATCGCTTCTTCAAGAGATTGATTGTGACTTTCCTTGGAAGGCCTTTAAAGCCTTCCGTCAACGATCCAAAGGCAATGAGAAGATGAGAGAGTTTTTGAAACATGGTGTTCTCAAACTCTGTCCTCCTCTCACTGCCTTCCGTCCTATTTGGACCACGGTTTATTCCAACGATTTGAAGTTTTTCGAGAATCAATCGGATCGATTACTTCGAAACACTCTGTTAAGTCAGAGAAATCCGTGGCTGTTAGAACGG